GCGGCTGGGTACTGCGAACGTGGTGCCCCATACCGGAACGCGCACTACTACCACGCAACCCGCGCTGGTTGCGCCGCAGCGGGCCTGAGCAAGGCTGCGACTGCGCGGGCATTTGAGGCCTAACCCCGAAGGTAAGCCGCGCTGCAAGGCGTCGGCTTGACCGACGAGTTAGGCCTGGCAGCCACACACCCAGGGCGCAGCGAGAACACACCAGGCGAGGCCGCAGGCCTGGCCGCTGACAACGAGGCTTGCGAAGCAGGCCGGATAGGAGCGAGATGACAACCACAACCGACAAGCTGCCCACGGTGTTTGCGTGGGAGTGCAACGTGCGAGGCAAGGACTGGCAGCGCACCATCAACCACCTCACCGCTGGCAAGGCGCGCTACGAGTACCTGACCGACCTTTGGGATTCCTGGCCCGATGCCACCTTCGCAGACATCACAGTGCGCAAGATCGGCCCGGCTCACACCAGCGATGCATTCAAGCGAACCGCAAGCTATCGCGGCCTGCCCGACCTGAAGTGCGGCCAGCGCGTCGAGGTTCGTTCGCCCGAAGGCCCAGCACGCGGCGTCATCGTGGGCCACAACGACAGCGCCAACTTCGATGTGCTGTTTGACGCTGACACCTATTTCAATGGCGGCATCGGCAACGTGCACCCGTGCGAGCTGACGCTGCTGGAGGCTGTTGGGGCCTAACGCCAAAGTTAACCGGACCGAAGGGTCCGGTTGAACGGAAGGTTAGGCAGCGACACACCAATACAGAGAAACAGCATGAGCACCAACACACTGGCGCGAGGCGCCGAACTGAACGAATCGACTTGGGCTGACTTCGTAGCCCGACTGCACCATGACTGTGTGGGCAAAGGTGTTTCCCGCCACTGCACGCGGGATGCCCTGTTTGTGGTTGAGGCAAAGAAGTACGCCTACGGCATGGATGAGGACTATGGTGCCGAAAAGGTAGCCTGCATGGAAGACACGGTCTACACCAGCCCCGTCGATTATTACAACGCCCTGGACGAAGACGACCAAGCAGACCTTGATGCCGAGTGCAAGGAAGAGCACGACAAGCCCTTCATGGAGCTTGCGACGTGGGATCAATGGGATGTGCTGGACAAGCAGGATGGAGTGACCGTCACGGGCCGAACAGAGGGCTGGGAATACGTCAACTCCCACTTCACCCGCGATGCGGCCGAGGCCTTCATTGCCCGCAAAAAGCACGACTACCGGGATGGCTTGCGGGTGAACGTTGAGGCCCAGATCTACTGCTGGGAGTTCAACACCATCAAGGAGGCGATCTTGCAGGGGCGCCTTGTTTTTGCAAACACCCAGCCCGCAGCCAGCGCTGCCTAACCCGATTTAGACAGCACCCCACTGCTGGATAACATGGCTGTTACAGGCGCCAGCGCTGCCTAACTCAGAACACGCGGCGCAAGTAAACCGTTGATCTGCCAGTGAAAACCGGCAAATCAATCCCAAAACGCCCGTGTTATCCAGCACCTGTTACACCGTAACAGCGGCGCCACTCACAACAGCACCAGCCCCGTCACATCGCAACTTGTGGCCGTAGCCTGGCTGTTCACAAACCCCATGTTGAACTCACGCACAGGCAACGACTTGCTAGCCTTCACCAACTCGTAAATCGTCCGGACGTTCTTATCGATCACCGTGCCGCTGTTGGACGAGCTGGTGCACGTCAGCTCGATGTCCTTCACGTCCCTCGCGCCCTCGTTCTTGAACTTGAACGTGACCAACATGACGTTGCCAAGCACGCCACTGTTCCACTTGAAGTTTTCAACCTTGAGCGCCTCCATGGCCGCCACCCTGGGTGACACTGCCTTAGGCGCTGGCGCTGGAATAGAGCCCGGGTCTGGCTTGACCAAACCACCGATCAGGCCGCTCACCACCGTCAAACCAAGAACACCAGCCACCACCTTGGTCAGCAGTGACGTTTTCTTGACTGGATTGCTCACCCCACACTTGGGGCAAGACTTGGCCTGGTCACTGACCTCGGCCTTGCATTCTCGGCATGTCGCCATCGCCATGTCGCACTCCCACGGCAAACGCTCAGACGTCTGCGCATCCCTGTTGATTTAGAAGTGGTGGCCCCGACAGGAATCGAACCTGTACTTACCCCTTAGGAGGGGGCCGTGATATCCATTTCACCACGGAGCCTACGCACGGCCGCATTGTGCCTCAGGTCTGTGGCTTGCCCTGCTTTGCCGCCACCACATCGTGCAGGCTCTCGGGCCTCAGGTTGGTGTATCGCTTGAGCTGCTTCCAGTCCTTATGCCCCGTCACCATGGCGACTTCAGGGATGGCCAGGCCCATCTCGAACAGCGCGCTGGTGGACTCATGCCGCAGGTCGTGCAGGCGCAGGTCAATGATGTGCTCATCGCGGCAGGCCCACCGGAAGTACTTGCTGAACGCACCAGGCTGGATGGGGAAGATGCGCGGCTCATCGTCCGCACGGTCCAGCGCCGCCTGGACGATCTCCCAAGCCCGACCCAGCAGCGGTATCCACTGGTCGTTGCCCTTCTTCTGGCGCGGGTGCTTGCGATCACGGATCAGCAGCAAACGCTTGGCACGGTCCACATCTGAGCGCAGGGCTGCACACACCTCACTTCGCCGCATGGCCGAGTGGGCAGCGAACTCGACCGCATCGGCATAGACCTGGCCGCGCTTCTCGCGCAACTGGGTGAGCACGCGGGTGAGCTCGTCTTCCTGAGGGCGCCGCTCGCGCTTGTTGGCCGCACCGATCAACCCCAGGTGATCCAGAACAGGCCGGGCCGACTTGACCACGTCAGGCACCACCACCCGCAGGGAATGGCTGGCGTACCGCAGCACGGTCCCCAGCTTGCTGATCTCCTCGTTGACGGTGGAGGGTGCCACCTCGTCATCATTGACCCTCAGGCGGGCATAGCCCACCAGGTCGTCCACCTGCAGGCGCACGGCGATGTGTTCGCCCAGGTGCTCCTGCAGGCGCTTGAGCATGTAGTGCTCGCTGGACAGTGCCGAGATGGGGCGCGACCTTGACCGCAGCTCGCGGTACGTGCGGATGAACTCAGCCACCGTCACGCCCCCCGCATCGACCCGCTGAGGCGTGATGCCTGCATCAATGTCGGCCTCGACCTGGCGAGCCCAGCGCTTGGCCTGGCTTTCAGTGTCAAAAGTCTGGCATTGTGTGGGGAAGCCCTTGCGCCTCACCAGCGCTCGCCAGCGGCCCTTCACGGGCAGAATGCTTGCCATGGATATCACCTCGGGTATCACTGAATATCACCTGGCAAATGATACAGGGTGATTCAGAGTGAACACGCTAGAGGAAAACACCCCTTAGAGGGGGGCTGATACCAGGGCGGAAAGGCTTAGTTCAAGGAGTGTTTTTCATAGGAGAACACTCGGCGCGATATCACTTTGGTATCAATTCTCGCCACGCATTGAACAACAAGAGAAACCACAGAACGAAAAAAAACCGCCCGACCCATCACAAGGATGAGCCGGGCGGAACGCTCTGGCAATCAGATCAACTGGCATTCAGCCTCGCGCCTGCGCACCAGGCCGGGCAGCACGCGGCCACCGCCCCGCACCCACTTGCGCAGCTCATCGGGCACCTGGTCCCACTGCCCAGTCAGCACGCGCTTGCGCAATGTACTGGCCCGCAGGTTGCCCAGGCCGATGTTGTAGGCCAGATCAGTCAGGGCAGCCAGGCGCCCCGGGTCGTTCACCGCGCCGCACAGCTTGCGCACCCCAGGCATGTACTCTGCCAGGACCTTGTGACGCAGCAGCACCAGCGCGTGCTCCCTGCTGATCGGCGGATCAGAGAGCTTCACAATGCGGCCGTCCAGGTAGCGGGTGGAGCCCACGCCGATGGTGGGCACACCGGCTGGGCACAGATAGGGCTTGAGGTAGAGTCCCTCGAACAGCAGGCACAACCTCATGACCATGGCGAGAGCCTCGGTCACGTCCATCACTTGCCCCGCTTCAGCGAGATGCGCTCACCCAAGAACAGGCCGATGGCAGCGCCGCACAGGCCCCAGCCAGCATCGTCCAGGGCGATCAGGCCCGCATAGTTCAGGGAGACCATGATGGTGGCCCAGGTTGCCAGCGCAGGCCGGATGGCAGCGTTCCAGGCATCCACCCATGAGATGCCCACCACCTTGGTGGTGCCAGCCACCGCCGTGGCCCAGGCACCCACCTGGATCTCGTCGACAGCCGCCGCGCTTTTCAGCGCGATCTCTTTTTGGCCCAGCTCGGCCTGCAGACGGACTGACTCCAGGTTGCGAGCGTGCTGAGCGGCCTGCTGCTCTTCCTGCAGCCGCATCAGGTCCATCTGGTTCGCGTGCTCTTGGCGCTCCTTGAACCAGCCCGACACCTCGCCCAGCAGCACGCGGAAAATGGACGATCCAAAAAACGACAACAGCAGCGCGATCATGGATGCACCTCATGTTTGTTGAGCTTGTCCAGCAGGGCGTCATAGTCCTGCCCCGCAACACGGCGCACCAGCGCACCCACGAACCACCACCCCGGCAGCGCTGAGACCAGCAGCACGCCGAAAATGATCATCAGCGGCCCGATCTCAGGCATCCAATGGATCAGACGCATCACGTCAGCAGCGGCCTCGAATACCCACCGCATTGACTGCATGAGGTAGACCAGAGACACGCCCCCCACAAGGAAGCTGCTCACTGCAGCCCCGAGCAGACGTCTGGTCACATCATCGTGGGGGTTTTTGGGGTCCAGGGGGATGAACTTCAGCCCCAGGAAAAAGGCCAGCACAGGGGCGCCGACCATGGTAAGAAAGCTCAATAGCCACCAGGCCAGCTTGTGAATGAATGCAACTGCGGGGTCTGTCATCGGGGATCTCTCCATGGTTTCTCCGGTAATAAAAAAGGGGCCCGAAGGCCCCGATGCGGTACTGCTGAAAAGAACGAGTCACTGCGGCGGCAATTGCGCTCTGCTCGCAGCGGCCCCCTGGTCTGCTTGAAGCAGTCGTTGAAGCGCCTGCTGGGGTGGTGCCTGCCCTTGCGACAAGGCCAGCACCAACTCACGCAAGGCCCGCACAGACTGCGTGTCTAAGGCGCGCAGGTCTGCGTGTGTTTCAAGCACTGCAGCGCCAGCGTCCTCAGGTTCGGCCAATGGCTCGGCACGCTTGACCACCTTGCGCTCTGCCAGGTCGTACCTGTATTCCTGCGGGGCGTAGTCGCCGAGCACCGCCAGCAGGCCGGGGCGCTCGAACAAGCCGATCTGAAGCCCACCCCGCAGCAGTGCACCTGTGAATTCGCCTGTGGCGAGGTCAACAAATGACCATGTTGCAACTGTCATTTTTTGACCACCTCGACCACATAGGAAATGTTGCTCAAAGCGCTGCTGAAATAAGGTGCCCCGCTGATCGCAACTCGATCACTGCATAAGACACCCATCTGCAGATGGGTGCCACTCACCACCTCAGCTTCCATCGTCTTCGTCAGCCGCCCTGACTTGGTTTCATAGGGCGCAAGTGTGCCGAGAATTAGGGTGCTCAAAGCCTGAGAGTTGATGTAGTTCACCTGGCCGAAACTGCCGTCATCAAATGACGAATCCACATACCCTCGCACATCAGACGCCAGCCGATAGGTGATGTTGTTGGTGTTAGCGGCAACCCAATCAAACGACAAGTGGATCAGCACACGCACAGGGCCATTCACCGTAGACACCAAGTCTGGTGTTCTGAAGTAACTCGTGGTGGCCGATGCCAAAAAGCCACTGAACACTTCGGTGGCCGAATGGTCTGCCAGCTCTTGCGTCTGCGCCTGCCGGACCATGCGCACATCCGCCAAACCTGCATAAAGCGCGGCCAGGGTTGAGCCCGAAGGCACAGGCACCGATGCTGAATATCCGAGCCTTGGCACCATGCGAGCTGCGCCTGCCGGTGCCGTCATCTTTTTGGCCACAGACCTCCACGTGCCGCCTGACACTGTTGGCACCAAAGCCACCAGGCCAGACGACAAGGTGGCGCCATTGCCATCGAGCCAGTCAACGAACAAGGAAACCCAGTCACCAGCGGTAGATGCCGCACTGGCATCCACCTGGGCCGACACGTAGTAATCAACCCCAGGCTCACAATAAACCGGCACCACCCCACTGCAGCCGCCGGGTGAGACCTTCAGGTAACGAGCGAACGACCGCCCTGACACCGCAGCCACAACACCAGCAGACCACTCCGAAGGCCGCTCACCCAAAGGCAAGAGATCAAACGAGCCCTGCGACAACAGGTTTTCAGGCGTCTGAGCCGTGAGCACATAGCGGCCCGTGATCGTGTACGTGTTGTCAGCCACCACGGCCAGGTCTTGCGTGGCCACGCCGTAGATGTTGAACGACTGGCACTTGATGTGCACCTGTTGGCCGATCAGCTTGTAGTTGAGCGGGCCATATCGCCCCACCGACTGATCGCACCGCACCACAGGAGCGCCCGAAAAGTGAGCAGCCGTGCGCCCCTCATAGATGCCACGGATGACGCCCGACAAGGTGTAAGCCCCCGCTGCTGTCAGCGATGCGGTGGTGTAGGCCACGAACTCAGGGCTTGCGCCCCCGATGTAGCACAGCGTTTCACCCAAGCCCGCAGCCAGGCCCGAAGCACTCAGCAACTGCCCGTTGACACCGGACAAGCTCATCGCGCTGTCAGACGACAGCATGGCTGCCGAAAGCACACCAGCTCGCGTGCGGCCAGTGATCGTGGTGACCTTCTGATAGTCCACACCATTGAGCGAGACCCACACGTGACACCCGCCCCATGTGTCAGAGGCACCATCAACAGCCAACCACAGCTCCAGATCACCGTTCGTCAATTCCTTGGGGCCCTCGAAAACAGCCTTCAGCACTGTGTTGCCAGGCGCTGCACTGAAGTCGTTCCGGTATGGGTTCGCCACTGGCAACTGGTGCGCAGGCTGGGCGCTCACCGTGGCTGTGAAATCGACCGCGGTGAACTCATAGCCAGCATCGGTCTCTTCCATGCGCTTGATCTGTACAGGGAAGTCCTCCAGGCCCTGCCCTGGCGATGTGAGCGTGACGATGTTGGTGGGCAGCAAGTCAGCAAACGGCCACGGCAGGCGGAAGGCGTACTCGTTGCGCACCTGCCCGTGCCTGTTCAGCTCTTGCTGAGCAATGCGCAGGGCAACACTTGGATCACAGATCCACTCGCAATCGAGCTTGGGTGCCGCACGCTCGCCAAACATCGAGATGGATGCCTGGTCAACCACTCGGGCCACATCTGGCGCGTACTCATTGGAGCGGTTGCGAAAGCCCACCTCGACCACATTGAAGACATCGGCAGGCGGCTTGCGCGTGATCGACACCAGCGGCTCATCGTCGCCGGTCGACATCAGGTGATCAGGCGTCAGGGCATACATCGGGGTCAGGTCTGGCGCCCATGAGTATGTCACGCCACCCACTTGCATGGACACGGCCTCAGTGCCCAGGGGAACCATGTGGAGCTGTCCGTCAACCTCCACCATGGCCGAGTTCGTGATGCGCTGAAGCAGCTCAAGCCGATCAGTCGCAGGCGCCTGCTCCAGCAGCATGGGAGAGAGCCACAACCCCGAAGCTGTGCAGAAGTTGCGGTACGAGGCCACAGGGCCGGTCAAGCCGGACAGGCCCAGGCCCCTTCGCGTATTTTCAACCCAGTCGACAAAGGGCAGCGAGGGGTTGGCATCAAGGATGGAGCTGTCAATGCCTTGGCAGCCTGGGCCGTAGACCTCAATCGAGTGGTTCTCGATCTGGGCATCTGCGCCCAGGTCATAGTCTTCAATCGTGAACAGGGCCATGCCGCTGTACACCAGCGCATGCGCGCCACCGTGGAGGGTGCTCAAAAGCGCAGGAGGGCTTTGTGACGTGATGTTGCCCACCTTGATGTAATTGGCCGAGCAGATCAACGGCCCACCCGCTTCGATCATGGTCTTGCCACGCCAGATGCGGCCGATCTGTTGAATGGGGCCCTCGACCAAGCCCATCACCACCGACGCGGTGTATCGGTAGGTCACCGAGGTGGTGTCCACCCCGCCGCCGCCCTTGCCGCCTGCTGACTCTGTGCTGCGCTGCTCGATGGCCTGAAAGTTGCCGTAATCCAGCAGGTTTGGGGGCACTCGGTTTGCCCCGTACAGCACGGGCACAGCCAGGCCCTGCTGTGAGGCTTGGAAGCGCACGCCCTCTGCCTTCTGCACGCTGTTGACGATCTCTGTGTTGCCACCCATTCAAAGCTCCATCAAGCGGTCGATTGACCAATACCAGGGTTCACGCTCACCCAAGCCATCAGCCTCGTGAGAGATGCACACAGCACCCGTGCGGCCATGCCGCGCGAATGCGTGGATGAACTCGCCATCACCCACGTAGATGCCTGAGTGGGAATGTGTGCGGCCAAACTTCCACAGCACAACATCACCAGGGCAAGGCGTTTGGACACGGTCGGCCCGCAGGTCGATGGCCTGCGCATAGACCTCTTCACTGCGGTGGCGGTGCCAGAACTGGGGGTAGATGCCAGGGTCAGTGGGGGGCAAGATGCCCACCGCCTCATAAACCCCGCACAGGAAGTGCACACAATCGACCCCCGCCCCCTTAACGCGGGCGTGGTGGTGGTAAGGCGTCCCCAGCCAGGAGCGGGCCTCAGCACACACACGACCCCGAAGATCATCAGCAGCGCTCATGTCACAGACTCCGGCGGTGGAATGAAGGGCATGCCGCGAAAGCGTGCCCGGTTGCTGTACCTGTCGCAGCTCTCCAGCGTCAGGTTGCAGCCAGGGAAAATCTCGAAGGCATCACCCACAGCGACAGCTGCAGGCAAGGGGGACATCAGCGCGAGCTGCCCACCCGCCTGGCGGCGAACCGTTCGGCTGGCACCCCTGCAGGCGCCCGTGGTGAAGGTCAACACACCCAGGTCATAGGTGCCATCCGCAGCCGTCAGGCCAGTGCTGAAGGTGGTGCGGCCCGAGCTGCTCACCGATGTGGCTGCGCCCGTGTCGGTGTATGCCGACTTGAGCAAGCCACACAAGTCGCTGTACATCGTGGTGCGGCATCGTGGCTGGTAGACCGTGGGCGGCAATGGCCGGTTGAACGCCTCGGTGATGCTGCGAACCACGACCTGCACCCCATCGCGGCCAGACGTCTGCACATCAGACACTTTGCCTTCATGCTGCTGCAAGGGCGTGGCCCAAGGCTGGCCAGGGCCTGCGCTGAAGGCTTGGTACAGCACCACTTTGGCGCCGTCCAGGCCGCCCGCGAGAATCCAGGGAATCATGCGCTGGCCATCGACCAGCACAGGGTTCTCGGTTCGGTCAAACAGGGTCAGCGTGAGAGATGCGCCCTGTGCCCCGATAGACCGGCTCAACTTCGTACGCTTGATGCCCAGCCCCAGGTCGTAGTGCACACCGCCCGCATCGACAGCAGCATCCAAATCGGTCCACAGCCACGACCTGCTGGCATCGGCTGTCTGGATCAGGTAGAGATCGGCCCCCATGAGCTGGCGGCCAGCATCGAGCAGCGCACGCAGATCAGCAGGGATGGTTCGGCGAAATTGGGTCATGGTTTGTAAGTTTTGAACTCAACCGACTTGGCGTTGAACAACTGATCCATGAACTGCATGTAGGACAGGTCACCAGCCTTGAACCGACAGCGCTGGTAATACTTGCCAGACCAGGACAGCGTCGCACCTGCGCCCAGGGGCTCACCCAGTGAGACCAGACCAGTGCCGCTGATGCTGTAATCGATCAAGGCCCGAGCCGCAGCCGCCGTGGCGATGTAGCGGCTGGGCTTGAGCACCGTGGAGGGCATCCACACGTACATGCCAGCGCCATCGGCGCCCTGGTACACCGTGTTTCCAAGCCCTCCGAACGAGCCTGTGACCAGCGCCGCACGGATGATCGTCTCCGTCTCTGCATTGCCTGGGTTGAAGCTCAGGCTCAGCTTCTTCCAGCCGTTGCCCGCATCAGCGATGGCCACGGACATCTGCGCTGTGCCTGCCGTCGAAACCTGTGACACAAGGCCATTGGCCACATCAACCAAACACACGGCATAGGTAGATGTTGTGGGCACCGGGTAGCACTCCAGCCGCACCAGAGATCGCTCAGCAGGTTTGAAGTACCAGTCATACGTGAGCGAGCCGCCCGCCGGGATCGTGATTCCATGGTCATCGAGGTAGTGCGCGTCATTGATCGGGCGCTCCACGAGTTTCAAGGTATCGCCACCACCCAAGGGGTCAGTCGTTGTGCGAGTGCCGTACACCAGCGCACCACCACAGCGAAGCTGCGTCGGCTCTAGCTGCGCACCCCAGGCCGCGATCTCGGCACCATTGCCCCAGTCGCCCATGAAGTAGCGGGTGGCAGCAACCACATCAGACGCATTGGTGAACACCAGGGAGAACCGCTGCCACTGGTTGCTCAAGCCCTGGAAATCACGGCTGGTGCGCTCCAAGGTGGAGGCTGATCCATCCTTGTCATGCTCGATGCTGATGACAGATCCAGAAGCTGGCACCGAGCCCGAGATCAGCTTGGCATAGATGCTGGCGATGTACACCACCGCTGCCGCCAGTGAGCCTGACTGCGCGATGTAGGCGTTGCCCCCCGTGGCCGCGTTGTAGACCGTCGCAGTGCTCGTTCCATCAGGGGCTGTGGTCTTGCCCACCCTGGTCTGGTTCGCGCCTTTGAACCAAGGCGACACACTCGAATCAGCATCAGACTGCAGCATCAAGTTCTGCCTGGTCTTGCTGCTCAGCCGTTCGGTGCCGCGCCAATCGCTGACAGAGAGCTGAACCTCCCCGTACGTGTCAAACACTGGCGATAAAGCCCCGCCAAAGCTGCGCAGCAACTGATAAGACTGCGCTGCGCCCGTGCCCAGACCTATCTGAACGCTTGCGGCCGTGTTGTCCACGGGGTCATCGAACAGCCAGGTGTCAAAGTCACCTTTGTGGCGGTCGAAAAACCCCATCAGGGTCTGCAGCTCACGCTGTGCGCCAGAGCGCAGGAACTCATACTCCAGCCTGTAGTGACGCACAGGGTAAGTCCACATCGCGCGCGAGAAAGAGCGGCCCGAGTCGCTCTCTCGCACGGCGTTGCGCCACTCATGCTTGCGCTCAATGTTCCAGGTCAGGCCCGGCAGAACCGGGAATGTTTCGTTGCTCATCGGGCAGGCCTCCAGCCATTGCGGTGCAGCTTGTTGATTTCATCGGCGATCACGCCAGCCTTGCGCCTGATGTCTGAATCGCTCAACCCACCGTAATCATGGAAGTGAACCTGACCACCACCCATGCCACCTGCGCCACCTTGAGAGTCAGCCAGGCTACGGATCACGTCTGCATGCTGAGCTGGCAGCACCATCTCTCGTGCGTGAAGCTGAGTCACAGGGTTCAGGCCCGCCGGGATGTCAAAACCACCCGAAGCCGAAGCCGTTGCAGCAAAGCTCATGGCCAACGCCGACATGCTGGCGCCAAACGCTGGCGCACCCAAGTTCAACGGAAACGGCGCCGCAGCCATCGAGGCGACGCCACCGGCACCTGCCTTGCCCGCCTCAGTTGCGATTTCGCTGATGCCCATCACCTTGCTGATGCCCTTCATGATCACCTGGTTGACCAGCCACTTTGCCGCCATCTGGGCCAGCATTTGAATGAAGCTCTGCAGCACTGCGTTGAACATGCCACGCATCAAGCCGCTCACGCTCTTGATGCTGGTGCCAATCTGCGAGAACACCTGGGCAAAACCGCCTTGCAGGCTTTGGCCGAACTGCAGCACGTTCTGCTGAGACTCCAGCACTGCCTGCCGCCTGATCTGCCGAAGCCGCGCCTGGTGCTGAATCTCAAGCTGCTGGCTCTCGGCCTGCAGGCGGGCCAGCTCGGCCACGTTGCGATCGGGATCACGCTCGGCATCTTGCATGCGCGTCTGCAGCGACTGGCGCAACACCTCGTTGCGCGAGTTCTCGAACTGCATCTGCGCCTGCAACATCTGCTGGTCATTCAGCAAGCCCAGGTCGTGCTCGAACTGATACTGCTGTTCAAGCGTGTCAATCGCAGCCAGCGAGGTGTCCTTCATGGCATCGCGCTTGATCTGCTGCACGGCCTTGGTCTGCTCTGCAGCCTGGCGCTCGATGGCATTGATGCGAGCCTGGGCCGCCTCGTAATCTTTGGTGCCCTCTTGGTACAGGCTTTGCACTTGGCGGGCCAGGGCCAGCTTCTTGTCGGTGTTGTGCTGGTACAGGGCCTCTTCAGCTTTGAGGTTTTCCACCTTGGTTTGGAAGCTCTCGCGCAACATCTGCAGCTCAGCTTCAGCGGCCTTCTTGCCTGCCTTGGCCTGGTCTTCGGCAGACACGTCTGCCAGCTTCGATTTGTCGCGCCAGAACTG